CCATCAACGGGGGAACACGACCGTGTCGCTATGACCGCCAGCGCGGCGTCAACTTCCTCGGGCGTGTGCCAGTCTCCTTTGTACAGGTTCGCCGGCTGCGGACCGTATCCTCCCGTTCTGCCGTGGTGCGTCGCATGCATCATGTACATGTCGTGCACGCGACCGTCGCTCGCCGTCTGGGCGTCCAGTGCGTACAGTTTCTTGACGGACGCGGACCCGAGCATCTGACGGATTTGCAGGGCGCGAAGCGTATTGCAGGCGTCAACGTCGGTCGGGTTTTCCTTGCAGATGCCGTCCAGCCGCGCGACCATGGCGTCAATCGTCTTTTCGGTCATGTCGACCATGTGGACGCCGCGACCCGCTAACCAGCCTTGCAGCTGCTTTAATTCGGTCGGCTCGATTCCGCCGGTTAGCGCCCGGAACTCGGCGCCGTATTTCTCGTACGCTTGTTCCACAATGGCGATGCAATTCTCGATTCCAGCCGTGTCGACGGCGTGCCCGCGGTCGTTTATCTCCTGGTCAAGAAACCAATATTCTTGCTCGGTCGACGATAAGTCCGGCACGCGTTGCGATACTTCAAACTCGGACCGACCGTCGGTCAGGTTGTATGCTTTGTACCGTTGCCATTCGTCGGGCGCCTCGCTCGGCAGCGTGAACACGCGCGGATCTTTCTTGGTCGGCTGGCGCGGAATACTGAATAGTTTCATGAGCCGTGCGCCGTCCGCGTCTTTCTTCGTGGGCGTGTCGAGCACGGCCGTAACGTTGGCGAGATTTCCGGGATAGCCGGCGGCGCGAGACTTCACGGACGAACAGCGCAATTGGCGGATGTTGAGCGCCGGCCAGCCCCACACTGGCACGCAAAAATAGTTCCACACTTGATATTCAAAGCTGACGTTATGTCCCTCGAGCAGCCGCCCGGCCGCAACGTGGTCGAACAACGGCGCGAGTCTGTCGAACGATTGCCCTAACTCCCATTGCACGGCCGTCGCGCCGTCGTATTGCGGCGTCAAGTCGTACATCAGCAGCAGCGGCGCGAACGATGGATGTTCTATGTAGACGCGCGCGCCGACGGCGGGCAAGCCACGTTTCTGCGCCGAGAACCCGGGCAGCGATTCCCAACGGCCTAGTAATTTAGGCGCTAAAAAATCGTCAGACGGCTCCGTCCACACGAAACCGGCCGCGCCGCGTGTCTCAAAATCCATGAGTGCGGTCATGAAAGAAGATACCCGATAGCCGCGAATACGCCCGCCACATTATCACCGAACGCGCCGAGCGCATTATTGCACCGAAAGCAAAGCCATCCGCGAAATTTACCTGTCACATGGTTATGGTCAAAACATTTGGCGGGCCTCTTATCGCAGATTTCGCAACGTTCCGGACACGGGCGAATTTGATCGACTTGGCTGCCGTAATTGTATCGTCTGAGTATGGCTTGTCGTTGTTTCGGGCTTCTGTCGGCCCATGTCTTGGCGCGTCGCTTATATGCGCTCGGATTGGCCCTGTAATGCCGTTGCTGGGCATTCTGCAAGCACGCTACACACCGTCCGTCTTTTCGGCGTCGTATGTGTTGCGGGTTTGTACATTTAACTCCTGAAGGCATTTTAACTCCAGCCCATTTCCCGCACGTCGCGCCCTATTTAAAGGTACCGTGCTTACGACGTGCGGGCGGGACTCGGTTAGCCTACGTACCCGTCCGCTACAAGCTGCTCGTGCGACCAGCCAGCCTTGATGTACGAATCATAGGCATGCCCTTTATGCGGCGCACGAGCGGGCGGCGCTGCCGGGGCGGCCGACGGCGGCGGGGGCGCGCTGGACGGGCCGGGAATGCCAGCAAGGCCGGGAATCGGCGTGATAGCCAGCGGGGCGGGCGCAGGTGAGGCGCTCGGGGCGGCTGGCTGTGGCAGGGCAGCCGTACCGGCCGGGATGGCTGTAGCGCCCGCGGGAAGGGCAGCCGTGGACTTGGCGAACCGGTCCGGGTTGACTCCGCCGGCACTGACGATAGGTGCCAGGTAGGCGCGCAGCGCAACGCCACGATGGTTTATGTAAATACCGGGACTGTTGCCCGTGTTGCCGGCAATGCTGCCATCTACCAGCACGACATAGCCGGGTACGATGGCGTCTTTGCCGTCAAGCGGCACAATTCGCCCCAAATCGCGGGCGTCGAAAATCTGCGGCGCGAAGGACGACGAGAATTTGAGTACCCAATGACCTTTGAATCCCTCGCGGGCGTTAGGCGGAATCTTCGTCTTAGACTTCGGCGGAACTTTCGCCGAGTCGCCGTCCGTAATTTTCCACGAGAACGAACCCGAGTCAATCGGGTCCATGAGCGCGGCGAGACCCGGGAACGCGGCGTGTGCTGTCGACCAAATCAATTGACCCCAACCCGGTTCATTGGCGAAATGCGCTTGCGTCTTAGGAACAGCGAGGCCGAACTCGTAACGCTGTGTTTCCTTGCCGGTATCCGGTCCTTTTTTAATCGTCATACGATTGCCGTCGAAGTCCTTGGTGTTCGGGTCGTACAAATCGCCCCATACGATACGCCCTAGGATTGGCTCCGGGAATTCAATTGCTTTAACTGTCACTGTGAAATACTCCTGAAATTGTGGGTGTTAGACGGATTGCGGCGGGTCGGGTGTTTCAGCCGGACGGGACGATCCGCGACGCGGGGGCATCAGCCGACGTTTCCGCGAGCGGCGCGTCAGCGGGCGGCACGTCAGCAGGGGCAGGCGGCGATTTCTTCTGCGGAACGCCGTACACCATGACGTGCTGAATTGCCCAAAACGATGCTAGCAGCACGAGCTTGCGCGCGTCGTTCAGTTGCTCAGTCAGCACCAGCTGACCGTCGGCGTTCTCGTGGGCGAGGGACTGCAGGTACATTGCTAGCCCGTTAAACACGCCGCCAACTTGGTTAGCGTGCTGTTGCTTTTCAACGGTAATCGTTTGCGGCTCGTTCATGTCTTAAATTTCCTCTCTGCTTTGGTGTTGCGGGTCAGCCTCATGGCGCCCGTTGGGCGGTCACTGTACGCCGCGATTATTCGCGAGTCCAGCAATTTACGGTCTTTCGCTTGCGTCGGCGTGACTAGCTTCGGCGGTTGTAGCGCGGACTTGCCAACCATCTTTGCGGACAGTTCGACAACCTCAAGCGGCACCGTCCACGCTAACCGGCCGACGGACTGCTCTAGGCTGTAGTTCGGCACGTTCGCGCCGCCCCGTATTAGCGCCTCAGCGACGGCCGCTAGACCAGTCTCGCGTGCTTCGAGTCGTTTAATGAATTCCTGCACGAGCACGAGTTCCGCGCCGATTTGCTCCGGCGTGGATAGCATCGGCTCGGGCCGGCCGGCGAAATCTATAGCGTGAGCCGCGGTTCGGCGGAATGTTGGGCAACCCGCGCGCGCCGGGCAGTGCGTGCAGTGCGTGCCGCTGCGCACGGGCGGCTCCGCGGACTCGGCGAGGCGTACGGCCTCTTTCATCCGCTCGGCGTAGTGCTTGAGACCTGGACCTTGAATCGTCCACGTGCGTATGGGCTCGGCGCCATAATAGCGCGGCTGAACCACGGTCATTTCGTACGTATAGGATGGGTCATCGAACACGCCGATTTCGTCGGCAACGCCCACGGAATAAGCGAGCAACTGCCAGTTTTCAAACTCATCGACGAACTCGTGCCCGAATTTATAATCGGCGAGCCTCACTAGCTTGCGCTCGGGATTGTGCTGGCGCGCGTCGGGCGTGCCCCAACATTTCGTAGGATGGATGCGGCTAATTTGCACGGGCGTTTCGATACGCGCCGGGTAGCCCTCGAGCGCCTCAACCCATATTGCGGCGCCGTCTAACATCTCGTCAGTTATCTCGACGCCGTTAGACGCGATGTTACGCCCGCTCGGCGTCCAGCCGGCACACGATGCAGCCAGCGCCGCTATCTCGTGAGCCGCCGCGCCCTCGCGGCTCGCTTCCGTCTCGTCCTCGTCCAGACAGCCAGCGGCTTGTAGTTTCCAGCCGGGGCAACTCACGGTCAAGTACATGCTTGACGGGGCGTAATAGGCATGTACGTCGGTCATTCGTCGCGTTTCTCATATGACAGACTCGCATCTATCGCCGCGTTAACCGACGCAATGAGCGGCGCGTTATCGATTAGCGCCGCCGTCTCCGTTGGCTGCAATCCAACACTCGCCATGGCGCCGTTAACCTGGTCGACCGACAGCTTGCCGGCGGTCATATTCTCCTGAATCTTCCGCATGAGGCCGCGGAAATCCAGGGGCGGCGCACCGACCGTACCGGGCTGTGCAGACGGTGAAGCAACCGAGGGGGCAGCCGGGACGGGCGGGGCGGGCGGGGGCGGGAGGCTCGCCGTATAGGAAGTATTCGCGAGCGAGGCGTCTGGCGACGGCGCAATAGTCGGGGTCGCCGCCACCGTAGGGTTTCCACGCGTCGCGCTCGCCTCTACAGCTACAATCAGGTTAGCATCGACGCCGCGCTTGGATTTCCATTCGCCTTTTATCGTCCGCGAACGGTTCGCCGCATGAATGCGACCATCCCACGGACAGCCGCGCGAATCGAATTCGGCAGCGACGGCAGGACCGGGCGGCGGGGGCACTGCAAGCGGTAGCGGAATCTGCGCCGACGCGGTAAGCGCGGTTACGTTGCCGTCGTCGTCTGCTTCTACGTCTAGGTCGCTGTCATCGTCCGTGTTTACGGGGACACGCTCGCCGACAGTATCATTTTCTGACGTGTACCTGCGCGTGGGCGCGGGCGGCAGCGGCGCGACGTTAATCGCGGAACCGATACCGTCGGTTTCGTTCGTGGCGGCGGGCTGCGGCGCGCGCCGAATCCGCAACACGTCGTCTAGCATCTGAATTGCCGCGCCTAACTCGGCGGCGGGAATCGTGTCGGTGTCTATTAGTATCTGCAAGGGGAGCACTCCGTGGGGTTTTGGTGTTGACAGTAAGGCGCACTATACCGATACTGACGGCCGTGTCAACTAACCCCCGCGCGTACTATAATGAATTTGACCCTAAAGCTGCAGCTTGGCTTCGCGAACTCGTTAAAGCCGGCCACATCGCGCCGGGTGACGTTGACGAACGCTCTATTACAGACGTTCAGCCGTCAGAACTCGCGGGATACACGCAATGCCATTTCTTCGCCGGTATCGGCGGATGGTCCTACGCGTTGCGGCTCGCCGGCTGGCCAGATAGCCGCTCCGTGTGGACCGGCAGTTGCCCTTGCCAGCCGTTTAGCGCGGCAGGCAAGCGAGGCGGCACAGATGACGCCCGCCATTTATGGCCTGAATTCTACAGGCTTATCCGCGAGCGCCGCCCTGCAGTCGTGTTTGGCGAGCAGGTTGCAAGTAAGGACGGCCTCGCTTGGCTCGACATTGTTTCAACTAACTTGGAAAATACGGGCTACGCCGTCGGGGCGGCAGATATCTGCGCTGCGGGCGTCGGGGCGCCGCACATCAGACAACGGCTATGGTTCGTGGCCGACAGCCACGGTAAACGACAGCAGCAGGCAAGTATGGGCGTGTTCTTGGAACACACCGAGAGCAACGGACGGCAGCAACGGCGGCCCGAATCAAGCAGGCGGGGCGCTACCGGCGGATGCAGCGAGGGCCTCGTGGCCGACGCCGACCGCAGTACAATCGGGCGGGACACCGGAACAACACATGGAGCGCAAAACGAAATCTTTCGGAGCGATCAGCCCGAAAGTAACGGATTTGGCGCTAGCCGCGGAGTATTATCTGCGTGGGCATCCGTGGAGCACGCCACGAGCGAACAAATGGGGATTTCCCGACGCGCACGGGTCGAACGAACGACCCGTGAACCGCCCGCACAAACACCCGCTTGGGGCGCATGTGACTTTATCCCCTGCACAGACGGAAAAGCGCGGCCAATTGAATCCGGCACATTCCCGCTGGCTCATGGGGTACCCCATCGAGTGGGATTATTGCGGGGCTACGGCAATGCAATCGTCCCGCAAGTCGCGGCGGAATTCATCGGCGCATACCTAGAATGTTACGAGACTTCCAGCAACAGCTAAAAACACGCATTTACGCGGCGTGGCGCAACGGCGCGCGCGATGTGCTTTGCGTCAGTCCGACGGGTAGCGGTAAGACGGTAATCATGGGACACATCGTTAAGGATCTTGACGTACCATCCGCGGCAATTGCACACCGCCAAGAGTTAGTCGGACAGATAGCGCTTGCCTTAAACCGTGAGCAAGTACCGCATGGCATAATCGCGCCCGCCGGCATACAGAAACAAATTATCACGCTCGAGACTGAAATACA